TTTTGTAAATTAAATATACTATTTTTTGTTTCGTCCCTAAAAGCATGTTCTTCTGTTCTAGGGAACTGTCTATAGAACTCGTTTAATGCATCTGGGTCATTTTTAAGACCATCTGCTTCATTTTCCCAATGTTCTATGACTCCAATATCGATCGGATCTCCATAAGGTCCTTCAACTGCTTCCCTCGGTGTATCGAAAACAGGTATTCCATAAGAATCAATGAATCCTTCGTAGTTCCATTCCATAGGTATGAACAAACTATATAATCCCGAGCTAGTCTGTCCATTGCGGTTTCTTTTTGTAACGTCTGAGGCATAAAATAATTTTTTAAAGTTATCTCCACCTTTATCTAAGGCGTTTGAAGTAGATCCCATCATACACTTCCCTATTATTCTACTTCCTAATCTCAGGGTTGTTTTTGTAACACGCCAGTTGTTTAATATATTATCAGGTCTTTCCCATTTACCAGATTCATCGTGAACAAGTAATCTTAACTTTTCACCATCATATGAGTTATCACCTGTATTTTTCCAATCAATAGTTGTATCTAATCCTTCAAGTATTTCCCTTTTACTATTTTGGGTAATTGATTTTCTTGTAAGTTTAGATGCTGGTACTCTATAAGCCAATTCTGTTTTAGGCCTATCCATTCCATCTTGTATTGGTTTAAAGAAAAATGGGTAATGGGTTGATATGGGTACAACTTTGTCGGTAAACATTTTTTTCGCATCTGCTCCAGTCTTTGATAATATCCCAAATCTACTATCTGATGAGATGGTAGCTTGGTTAACTGTTTCAGACGATGACATAAAGCTAAATCCAGACCGTCTATTTTTGAGGTAACAAATTCCGTAGCATCTTGTATCTGCCTTACATGCCTCCCAGAAAATAAAGAATAATCTATTTGCTTCCCTAAATTCTGGTCTCCCAACATCAATCTTGGACCACTGCAGGTACATATAATGAGTGCCAGTAATATAAGTGTCATTACCTTTGTTACTGAACCAATACCCTTCATCACGCCTTGTAAATTCTTTATCAATGTATGCATACCACTTTTCTTTAAATTCTCTTGGATAAGTTTCCCAATCAAATATCGTTTGAATTCTTTTAAATTCTATTGGAAGATCTGACGCAGTCCACTTATCGTGTTTGCTATACACATCTTCTGCAAGTGGTAAAGCAATTTTAAGATTTTGTATTTCATATATTTCTCCTATCTTACCTGTCTTACTTATTACAATTACATCATGTTCTTTATTATAACCATATTTCCATGATTTAGACTTATTAAGTCTATGTATTGTAGTTCTTTTTATAGGTTCAATAACCTTATATAAAGTTTGCTCGTAAGCCATTATTTTGATCTTTTTTCAGCGAACCCACTGAATGATTCATTTTTATCTTCTATAGGTTTATTGTTTAAAAGATTTTTTTCATTTTCAATTCTAGTGAGAATTTCAAAAGCATCAAATATTGCAAGCTTTTTTGTTGCAGCTGCATTCTTTAGTCTATCAGCAGATATATCATCTTCTGTTTGCACTATAGCTTCTTCAGCTACTTTTACAAGTTCGTCTACAGCTTTATAACCAGCTTGGATTATATTCTGCTTCTTCTTTTTCACGTCCATATTTAATTGAAATTTCTTTTGTCATTACCCTGTATAATCTTTCATCATTTATTGTGAATTCATATTCACTCCACGGGGTAAAACCTATTTTGTCTCCTACTTTTATAAAGTCACTATCATCTTTATACTTTATAATACCTTGTAAAGACTTTTCCTTTTCAAAAGAATACTTATCATCATTCTTTAAAGGTTTAACAAAACAATATCCATTTGTAGCTTTCCATTTATTATTTTTCTTATGTAAAAATATTTGATCTGGATAACAAAAATATTTATTGTCTTTAAAATAATCTTTACTATTTCTTTCAATACCTTTTACATCATTCCATCTTCTAAATATATTATGATGAACTATTACTTCATCACCGGTTTCTATATCAGATTTAAATAATGTTGGTGTTTTAAGTATAATAGCATTACGACTTATAAAAAGATGATTACTAAATTCAGTATTAAGAATAAGCTCATCATCACCTATTTTTTTTATATTATCGTATCTATTATTTTTTGGCTTTATTAAATAAGAATGTAATGGTCTCATTAATATTCCAGATTATATTCTACAGATACTGCCATGTTTTTATTAAAGTCTTTCCATGGTAATACATCATTTTCTTTTCTGATATATATAGAATATTTGTCATCACCCTCTAGTATATCACATATTACATGGCCACCATAAACTTCCTGGCCAACCGCATAATGCATTGCATCATTTTTATAATCTTTGCCTATACTAATCTTTCTTATCAGTTTGCTCATCTTCTTCGAGTTTTTGTATCTCTCCAGAATTAACATCAACAGTTATTTTACCGTATTGTTCCTGAAGTTCTAATTTTAACTCATTTAATTTTATTTCTTGTTGAGAATAAGCATGAGCTAACTTATAATTGTTAATTGTATTTTTTGCAATTTCATTTTGAATCTCTGAAATAAAACTACTTATCTTTTGCAATTGTTCTAATTGCTCTTTTTTAATTTTCTTTTTCATATTTATTTAATTTAATTTAACTTAATTTTTAATTGTGTTTAAAAGCTATATATATATAGTTATGTCCCACTCCATTTACTAAATCGGTTGTTCCTGTTACTGTAAATCCATCGCTGTCTAATTGCAAACTATGCCCAGAGGATGTATATTCCGAATCATTTGCATTTGCAGGTAACCAGTTTGTCCATGTACTACCCGCGGTTGTGCTATTTCTTTCTGAATCATATATTGCCCATTGTTCAGTTTCATCTGTTTTCTTTATCATTATCCAATCTGGTTTAAATCCAAGATCTATTTCTGGATTAGTAGTCTGGTTTCCAGTGTAGCTTCCAAATTTACTATAACCTGATTTTTCTGTCCAACAATACATAATATATTCGTGACCATCCCCATTTGTATGTTCATCATTTGATGTACCCCCAATAGTTACAAGTGATGATGATGGTTGTGTACTATTAATTGCCCAACTATATCTTGAACTACTAAAAGCATCAGTATGATTTAAATAACCAAGTTCACCACTTAACGAACTATGCCAAGCCACCCAGGCTTTAGTTAAATCTAAAGGCTTTATAAGAATAAAATCTGGGACCGCACCTAATCCATGAGCAACTGTTGCGCCATTAACATTATTACCTATATATTTAACAATACTAAATCCATTTGCAGTATTTACATTTGTTATACAGCTAATAGTACCACTAGCGTTAGATTGCCAAGTATTACCTGCTTTCCAGCACCAGCCCACATAAGTATTAGAGTTACCATTAGTACCCCCATTGTTCCCAAGGGTAAATCCATCAGAAGCAAAATTATATAGACCTAAGTAATTGCCGCTATTAGTAGCCTCAGCGTCAGTATCACTAGCTTCAAGCTGTTTATTAGCGCCTCTTACGGTATCATATACAGCATGAGGCTCGCTGCTGTTTCTTCTTTTTATCCAAACTAAGTCAGGTCTAAAACCTACCCCAGTAACAGCTCTGTTATTTGAGCCATTACCTGTCCATGTTAATGTTTTAAAGCTATTAGCAAGCGTTGTATTACTTGTTACATTTTGAGCAAAGGCTGCGTATATATAGGTACTCCCTGAAGCATTAACTTCTGAATCAGAACCATTCGCTTCAAAAGTCGACGCTTTAAGACTTAGCCATTTGTTATTACTATTTGCTGTTTCAGAGCCAGTAGCGTCTACTTCAAGTCTATCATCAGCCTTCCCTCCTACACTTCTTCTACTATCAAACAACAACCAACCCCCTGTATCATTAGTTCTTTTTATCAATACAAAATCTGGTTTGAATCCTAATGTAACTGCATTACCATCACTTCCACTTCCTGAGTATGATCCAAATTTACTATATCCTGTTACTGCATGGAAACAATAAGCCATAATTCGATTTGTATTACCATTAGGATCAGCATGTGTGCCAACACTAAATACAGTTGAAGTTGGTGATGTATCTTGGAAAAAAGCGTTACTATCTGTTTTTGCGCCATTTGTTTCCATATATAAACCATGCTCATTGCCAACGCTTGTATGATAAACTAACCAAGATGCACTAGCATCTCTATTTTTAAAAATTATCATATCTGGAGCCGACGATAACCCATGCGCTACTGTAGCATTTGAACCTGTTCCAGTAAAACTTACCATACTAAATCCAGCATTAGCATTTACGCTTGTAATAGAATTTATACTACCAGTGGTATTAATTGTAGGT